GGTTCTATTAATACTACTTACTTTCCTAAAGATACAAACATTACTGTAGATAGAGTTATAAGCGGTACTACTTTTGAAAGAAGATATCGTGTGGTTTCTTCTACCTCCACTGCTGCACTAATCCAATCTTTAGATAACGATGTTCCTGCAACAAACGATATTTTTACTAATGATGCAAGTCAAACTTTCACTGCATCTTCAGTATCTAATCCAACAGTGGATAAATATTCTGGACAGCTGATGTTTATTGATAATAAAGCTGGATTTACCCCATCAGATGAAGAGACTGTTACTCTTAGAACTATTATTAGATTCTAACATAAATATAGAGAACTAACCGAGAGAAGAATAAAGAATGGCTATTAACTTTAATACCGAACCATATTATGACGACTTCGATGAAACTAAAAAATTCTATCGAATTCTTTATCGCCCAGCGTATGCAGTTCAAGCACGAGAACTTACTCAAATGCAGACTATTCTGCAAAATCAAATTTCTCGTTTTGGAGACCATGTGTTTAAAGAAGGTGCGATGGTCATTCCTGGACAAGCATCTATTGATACTGATATTGGTTATGTTAAATTAGAAGCTGCATATGCGTCAGTTAATGCAGACACAGTTGTTGAAGAATTCGTCGGTTTAACAATTCAAAACGCAACTGGTCTTCAAGCTGAAGTTATCCACTATGCTAAATCTTCTGGTGCAGATCCAGCTACACTTTTTGTTCGTTATAAGAATTCTGGAACTAGCACTACAGAAAAAATATTTGCTGCTGGTGATGTTATTTCTGATGTTGATACTACATATACTGTTCAAGCACTAGCATCTTCTCCATCTGGTAAGGGTTCAATTGCAACTATTACTCTTGGTGTGTACTATATCAAAGAACACTTTGTCCTCGTAGAACCACAAACAATTATTCTTGACAAATATACAAACACTCCGTCATATCGTATTGGTTTGTTGTGTGAAGAATCTATTGTCACTGCAGAAGAAGACGAAACATTATTTGACAATGCTCAAAATTCGTTTAACTATGCTGCTCCAGGTGCTCATCGTTATAGCATAACTGCAACATTAACTAAACTAACTGAAGGAAGCACTGCTGATACAGATTTTATCGAATTGATTCGTACTGGTGATGGCCAAGTTAAGCGTGAAGTCCGTAGAACAGAATACTCAGTATTAGAAGAAACTTTTGCTCGTCGTACATATGATGAGTCTGGTAACTATACTGTTAAAAACTTTGAAATTGATATTCGTGAATATAGAGATAACAATCGTGGTGCTTGGTCTTCAAGCAGAGTTTATCTAACAGGAGATGTGGTTACTAATAGCGGTAACATTTATGTTGCTAGAAACAGCGCAACTTCTTCATCAAGCACTCCACCAACTCATACTGCAGGCGCAGTTTATGATGGTCCAGGTAATACTGGTGTTCAATGGGAATATACAACAACTCCATATTACAATCGTGGCATTTATGCTCCAGGAAATGCAGATACTCTTGTAACAAATCAAGCAAACGAAGCAAAATTAGCTGTTGGTTTGGAGCCTGGAAAAGCATATGTTCAAGGATATGAAATTGAAAAGATTGCAACAGAATATGTTCCTGTTGAAAAATCTCGTGAGTTCGTTCAAGTAGAAAATGCTTACATTCCTTCTACTGTAGGAAATTACTTACTTGTAACCAATGTCAATAGTTTACCACCAGTAGATACTTTTGGTGAGGTTACATTATACGACAGACTAACATCAGCTGTTGGAACTGCTCCAGCAAGCGCAACTGCAGTTGGTACTGCTCGTGTTCGTTTAATAGAATGGCACAATGGAACAATCGGTACACAAACTGCAATTTACAAATTAGGTTTGTTTGATATTAAGATGAATGGAACTTTCGACTTTAATCGTAAAGTTAAATCTGCTTTCTTTAATGTTTCAAGCGATGCAAATCTTTCTTTCTCTGCAGATATCGAACCAGTTTTAACTCGTTTGATTGGCTCTGCCACAGCATCATCTTCTACTACAATTACTGGTAATGGTACTTCTTTCCAAACTGATTTTATAGTTGGTGATGTAGTATCATTTGGTGGAACTAAGCGTCGTATTACAGCGATTGCCTCACAAGTTTCTATGACTGTTGATAGTTCTATTACCGTCACTGGTTCTACTATTGATAGAGTTTCAACTGAAATTAAAGAGCCAGAAAATACATCTTTAATTTTCCCATTACCTTACTATGCAATTAAAGATGTCCGTTCAGCACTACTTGCTAACGATACAGTCTACACTGTGTATGAAAAGTTTTCTGGCACTGCAACAGTATCAGGGTCACCTCAATTAACAGTATCAACAGCTTCTGGTAATATGGCTTCTGCTGCAGAAACAGACAATTATATTGTTGTTGATAATGATTCTGGTGCTGGCGGTGCTATTGTTCTACCAACTACTATTACTCCATCAGGATCTAGTGTAACATTTGATCTAGATTCCTCACTATCTGGTAGATCAATGATGGTTATTGCAGCTGTTAATAAAAGTGGTGCTGTTTTAACAGAAAAGTCTAAAACATTAGTTTCTTCAGCTACCGCAACATTTACTACTCAAGCAACTGCTCAAAATTCTACTCTTCTATTAGGCTTCGCTGATGGTTATAGATTAGTATCTGTTAAAATGAAATCTGGAACATTTGCGTCTCCAGGTGCTTCATATTCTATTGACATTTCAGATCGTTATGATTTTGATAATGGTCAAAGATCTACTCATTATGACCAAGCACGATTAGTTCTTAAAAATTCATATGCTCCACCAGAAGCACCTATTGAAGTAACATTTGATTACTTTACACATTCAACTGGTGATTACTTCACAGTAAATTCATATCCTGCAAATGTGGATTACAAAGCGATTCCATATTATCAAGGACAAGCATTAAGAGATTGTATTGATTTCCGTCCGAGAATTGATGATGCTGGCACTAGTTTCTCTGGAACTGGATCCTCTGCATCATTAATACCAAAGCGTGGTATCGATATTGTTACAGACTTTACATATTACTTGGCTCGCAAATCTAAAGTTGCTGTAGATTTTGGTGGTAACTTCTTTGCTGTTGATGGTGTCTCATCATTAAATCCAGGAGAGCCATTAGATCCAGCACTTGGTTTAGTTTTATATAACTTAACTTTAGAGCCATATACTTTCGGCACAAATAGTAATAACATTCAAGTTGGTCGTATTGACAATAAACGATACACTATGCGTGATATTGGTAAACTTGAAAAACGAATTGATAATCTAGAATACTATACTTCACTATCTTTATTAGAGCAACAAACAGAGTCTCTTGACATTATTGATTCTAATGGTGATTCTAGATTTAAAAATGGATTTATTGTAGATGGATTTACAGGACATAATACTGGTGATAGTTTGTCGCCAGATTACATCTGCTCTATTGATATGGAAAGAGCAGAACTTCGTCCATTCTATTCAATGAATAACATTAATCTGCTAGAAAAGAACTCTAGTGATGCTTCTCGTGCATCAAGTAATTACAAGTTGTATGGTGATGTTATTACTTTACCTCTTGTAGAACATGTAGCTCTTATAACACAACCATATGCTTCTCGTTTAGAAAACATTAACCCATTTGCAGTATTTACTTTCTTGGGTGATGTTAAAATCAATCCATCATCTGATGACTGGTTTGAAGTAGATCGTCGTCCAGATTTAGTTATTGATGTTGAGGGAAATTACAGCACAATTAAAAATATTGCTGAGAGACGAGGTGTTCTTGGCACTGTTTGGAATGCATGGCAAAATAGCTGGACTGGGGCAAGTGTAAGCAGTGGTGCTGTTAAGTTTACATTTGGCAGTCAATGGGCATCTGGTTTCGGTGATGTTCGTTTATCACAAGCAGAAGTTCAGGCTAGATTTGGTATTACTGGTTGGGGTAATGCTCGTCAAATTACTGTAGAATCTACAGCAACACAAGTTGGTCAATCGAGAACTGGTGTTAAAACATCATTAGTTACAAAAATTGATAGACAAGTAGTTGGAGATCGTGTTCTTTCAACTGCTGCAATTCCATACATTAGATCTAGAAATGTTTTAATTCAGGTACAGAAATTAAAACCAGGAACTCGTTTCTATCCATTCTTTGATAATATTAGTATTGCTTCTTATTGCACTCCTGCGTCTAAAATAACATACACTCCAGTTTCTGGGGCATTTAATACTGAAACTAATGTGGGTGGTCTTGCATCAGGTTCTGCTCGTCGCATTAATGGAGATTCACAAGTATGTTTAAATCGTGGTGATGTTATCACAGGTGGAACATCTGGTGCTACTGCAGTTGTAGTCGGCAAAGAATTTAATCCAGATACTAATGCATATGCATTATATGTTGTTAATATCGTTGGAACATTTAGTTCTACTGAAACAATCACTGGATCTGTTTCTGCTGCTACTGGTACTGTTGGTACTGTAACAGTTGCCTCTCTTGGCGGTAATTTGGTTAGTAACTTTAATGGTGATATACAATTATTGTTTAATATCCCAAATACAGACGCATTAAGATTCCGTTGCGGTACTCGTGAATTTAAACTAGTTGATGTGTCAACAGCTGATGGCGACTTTACTTCTCGTGGTCGTGCAAACTATCGTGCAGAAGGTATTTTAGAAACTCGCCAACAAACAGTTCACTCAGTTCGTAATGCAGAACTAGTAGAAGAACAAGTTTCAGAAAATCGAGTTATCGTTCAAACATCAGATCGTATTGTTGCTGATACAGGATGGTGGGATCCTCTTGCTCAAACATTCTTAATTGAACAAAAGGGTGGTTGCTTCTTATCTAAGGTAGATATTTTCTTTGCAACCAAAGATGAAAAAATTCCAGTTATGCTAGAAATTCGTGAAGTTGTAAATGGATATCCTGGAAAGCGAGTTCTACCATTTAGCCGTGTCACATTAAAACCAGAACAGGTAAGTTTATCTGCTAACACTGTAACACTTGATGGTGTATCAGTTAACAAGTATGATACTGCTACAACATTTACATTCCCTTCTCCAGTTTATGTGCAGGAAAATACAGAGTATTGCATTATCTTAGCATCAGATTCAAATGCATATAAAGTTTGGATTTCTCAAGTTGGTGAGCAAATGCCAGGAACTGCTCGTACCATTTCTGAACAACCATATCTTGGCTCGTTGTTCAAATCACAAAACGCTTCTACTTGGACAGCTGATCAAACACAAGACTTAAAATTTGTTTTATATCGTGCTAAATTTGATACAAGCGTACAGGCTAATGTTGAGTATGTAAACGATTTAATTCCTCTTCAAACTTTGGGTACAGATCCATTTGAAACACGAGTTGGGCAAACAAAAGTTCGTGTCTGGCATGACAATCATGGTATGCCATCTGGATCTCGTGCAACAATTAGTGGTGTTGCTGCAGCAGTAAACGGTATCCCAGCTGCAGAATTAAATACAACACATGTTATTAGCGATGTAGATTTAGACTCTTATGTTGTTACTGTGGCTACTACTTCTGCAACTGCTTCTGGATATGGTGGTGGCTCTGCAGTTAAAAGTTCAAGAAATCTACAGTATGATGCAGTTCAACCAGCAGTTCAAATTCAGACATTCTCCGAAACCCAAGTTGATTTTGGAATTAAAACTACTACTGGCAAATCTGTAGATTCAACTACTCAAACAGCGTATGTGCAAGATGCGTCTTTTAGCGGAATTCTTGCAAATGAGACTAATTATTTCACTGCTCCAAGAATGATCGCATCTGAAGTTAATGAAACCAATTCTTTAAGTGGAAATAAATCTGTAACTATGAATGTTACATTTAGCAGTACAAATAATGCACTATCACCAATTCTTGATACACATCGTACAAGTATGATTGTTATTAATAACAAAATTAATGAACCATCAGAAACTAATATGAATGTGGCTGGTCTTGATTATAATGTTATTTTAAATGGTCTTTCTGGTGTTACTGTTGCAGGAAATCAGATTACAACTTCTACTAGAAATGCACAATTTAAGACAGCAACTGTTGGTAAGTATCTGACAATCGCTGGGGCATCTTCTGGTTCAAGCACTCGTTTGATTACTGCTGTTGCCTCAGATGGTAGTTCTATTACTTTCTCTGCAGCACCAGATGCAATTACTGGTAATGCTACTTTAACTCAGCGTGAAAGATTCGTTGATGAGATCGCTCCAATCGAGTCATCAAGTTATAGTAAATATGTAACTAAGACTGTTAATTTGGCAAATCCTTCTAATTATCTAAGAGTTCGTTTTGCTGTTAATTTACCAGCAGAAGCATCAGTTGAAGTTTATTACAAAACTGCTGTCGTTGGATCTACAGCGTCTTTCGATTCTGTGCCATATACTTTAATGACAGTTGATGCACCTATTGTTAATTTTAGTAATGGAACAGATCGATTTGTTGATGCTAGTTTTTCTGAAGCAGACATGGAAGCGTTTGATGCCGTTAAATTAAAAATAGTTATGAAGTCAGATAACAGTTCTGAAGTTCCAAGAATTAAAGATCTTCGTGTAATAGCGTGTGCATAATGGAATTTGTTAGAATACAAGATAGTGATAGTTTAATTAGAGATTTATCCAGTGGTGCGGTGATAAATACTAATACAACAGACTATCAAAACTATCTTGCTAAAAAAAATTCTTCTAAAGATATGAAGCAACAAATTAAACAAAACTCTGATAAGATTGAAAAGATCGAATCAGATTTATCAGAGATTAAGCAATTGCTTATCACTCTTATCAATAAGGAACGATAATGGCAGTAATCGTATTACGATCAGTTAAAGGCAGTCCGCTTACGATTGCAGAGGCAGATGCTAATTTTACCAATCTAAACACTGAGGTTGGAACTAAACTAGACACCGCAACATATACTGCAGCAGATGTTTTAAGTAAACTTCTAACTGTAGATGGTTCAGGATCTGGTTTAGATGCAGACCGACTAGACGGATTACAATCTGCCACTGCAAATACAGTTAGCACTATTGTTGCTCGTGACTCGTCTGGTAATTTTTCTGCAGGAACTATTACTGCTTCTTTAGTTGGAAATGTAACAGGAAATCTTACAGGTAATGTAACTGGAACCGTAACTGGTAATGCAACCAATGTTGATGGCACTGTAGCATTAAACAATGGTGGTACAGGTGCAACTACTGCTGCAAACGCTAGAACAAATCTTGGTTTAGGCACTATAGCAACTCAAGCATCTAACAGTGTATCAATCACTGGTGGCTCTATTGCTGGTATTACAGATTTAGCAATTGCTGATGGTGGTACTGGTGGCTCTACAGCAACTCAAGCAAGAACGAATCTTGGTTTAGTTATCGGTTCAGATATTCAACCATTCTCTAATAATTTAACAGCACTTGCTGCTGTAACCAGTCATGGATTTTTTGTTAAAGATTCAGCAGGTACAGCAGTAACAAGAAGTATTGCAGCTGGTGGTTCTATAACAGTAACGAATGGTGATGGTGTTTCTGGAAACCCTACTATTGCGTTATCAAGCACACCTACTGTTTCTTCTATTACTAAATCTGGAACGAATGGTTCTGGTGATATTGGTCAAACTGGCAATCGCTTTGGTACTATTTTTGGTACAGCTACTTCTGCTAGATACGCTGACTTGGCAGAAAAATATACAACTGATGCTGAGTATGAGGCAGGAACTGTTTTAGCAGTTGCAATTAATGGTGATGCAGAAGCAACTCAAACATGGCAGTCTGGACAAAGAGTTCTTGGTGTAGTTTCTACCAATCCAGCGTTCTTAATGAATGATGACGCAGATGGTCAAGCGATTGCACTTCGTGGTCGTGTTCCAGTTAAAGTTATTGGTCCAATCCGTAAAGGACAACCACTAATCTGTAATCAAGATGGTAAAGGTATGTATGGCGATACTTCTAATTCGTTTGCCATAGCATTAGAAACAAATGAAGACGCATCTGTTAAATTAGTTGAGTGTGTTATCCTATGACAAACGCTGAGAAAGAAAGTCTTTTTTACGACTTTGTTAAACAGCATGAACAACTTCAGCATTTAACATTTGGTGAACCAATTGAAGGACAGCAATGGATTGGTGTTCTTACTGAAGGGTTTAACAAAGATGATGGTGTTTATATTTCAGCAGACTGGGATGAAGTTTACGGAGACTTTCTAGAGTCATCAAATGAATCTGTTGAATATATCTCTAGTCAAATTTCTAGTATTGACACTAGAAGAAAATTGGCAGACTTTATAACAACATATATACTTGAAAAACTAAAAGCAGATAACATTCAATCTCAAAAAGTATATGTTTGCATTTCTGATAATTGGGATAAAACTTGGTTTGACTCTATAGAGGAAAGTTAAATGTCTTTATATGGAGTTTTTGGTACAGATATTGATTCGGCTCTAAACTCTTTAAGTAACCCAATACCTCTTCAAAGAGATATGTATGGGCAAGTTGTTATAAAACTTCCAGTGGTTAATAAAAATGACTACACAATGCATATTGAATTATTCAATGGATTGTTGTGGTTTCATACAGACATTCGTAAATGGACTGGCACAGTAAAGGATAGTTTTATAAAAGACTTAGATTTACTGCAATACTTAATAGAGATTCCTCTGGTAGCAATTAGTCGAGTTTCTAATAAAAAGTTAATTAAATTTGGTGAATCTATTGGTTTTAAATATAAACAGGATTTCTTAGGAAAAGATAATCATATGTATGTAATTTATACAAGGAGTCTGTAATGGGTGGTACAGTAATATCATCAGCATTAGTAGCAACTGTTGCTGCAGCAGCTGCAGCAACAGTTACTGGCGCAAACACAACAGAACGAACTGCAAAATCAATTGTTTGGCCAAATGGTGGTGTTGATCAAACTGCAGAACTTGCATCATTAAGAACTGCTATCCAATCTGGCAATACTATATTTGCAAATGATCTTAATAGAGTAGCAACTTTAATTAATAATATGAATGGACATTATCACACATATGATGATGCAAAACAACTAGCTACCTACGGTAATAATGGTGATAGAACTAATTATATTGTGACTATAAGCACTGGTGTTGCTCAGGACACTACCAGTGCTCCAACAGACACAGCTTCTAATACTACAATTACGGCATCTAGACATAACGAATTAAAAGATGCAATTAATAATATTAGAAACCACTACCATGAAATTGGTGATAACACATCACTTTAATAATTATTTACCTGTGAGTATATTATGGACATTAGAAGAGTATTTTTAATTCAGACAGAAATGGGTCACCCAGATCCTTGGGATGACTCTCTCAATATGGCTAATACTGAAGTCAGTCCTGGACTTGGTGCTAGCAGCAATCCTTCTGCTTATTCAAGCATGATTTCATTTTTTCAAAGAGCTGATAACAGATTTTCTATTAGTCATTCTGTTTATCCAGAAGCACATATAGTTCTAAAAAGACCATTTAGTGTCCACGATCCATTAACTGAAGTATTATTAAATTTTGATAAACTTGCAGAATTAGTAGATTCTTCAGTGCATGGTGTTGTTTTACTTGGAGCCATTCTTGGCGACACTATATTATCACAACAAGATGTTATCGGTAAATCTTCTTTCTATCATCGCAAAGATGGAGAAGTTCAAGACATGATTTCTGGTGAAACTTTTAAAGATCCCAAAATTATTCCATGGATGTTTTGTTACAAAACCAAAGATTTACCACTATACTATATGGTGTTAAATCCACACTCGGTTCAATGTATTTCTAACATTGAAGGTGTGTATAATGGAAACCATGTATTTACAGTTTCTAATCACTTAAGAAATTTAAACGAAATTATATTTAAACCTTCTCTAAGTAAAAATGCTAGGGTTATTGGTGACCATAATATTGTAGTTACAGGTGACGAGTTTACAATCGAACCTTTTGGTACATGGTTTGTAAAACGACATTTACCAGAGTTCTTCAAATCTGCAAAGGTAAAAATAAGCACAAATTTTGAATATAGATTTGAGGGAAATAAGATAGTAGTAAATACCCTAAATAAAGAAAAGGGTTACATCTCTCTAAGATGGAATACTGGAACTGTTATGGATATGTCTTTCCATACTAGTAAAAATAGATTCCTACAAGAGTTTATAGTTGATGTGATTCGATAGGAGAATATATGGGTATAGAAAATACAAGTACAGCAGATGTAGGTTCCGATGTGCCTGCAAAGGCAGCTGGTGATGCTGTTACTGCAGATACATTTAGACAGATGCTCGATGTGCTAGAGCAATTGGCATCCCACAACCACATTTTTTATGATGATTATAACACTGTTTGCGAATGCCAGTGTCAATGTGCATGTAGTCGTGGAACACTATGAATGAACAACCAATTGTATGGTTAAAAACAGAAACTCAGAAGAAAAGATTCCAAGACCATAAAGCGTCTGTTTCTACTTCTGAAGATGGCACACTGCAATTTGAAAGCCACAATATTATAACTCCCAAAGGACTTGAGAAAACAAATAAACTAATCTCAGTTGTCCCAAAACCAGAAGAAACAATCGTTCCACTATCATCTGTTTCTTATCTCTTTCAAGAGTTAAAACAGATGAATCTAATTCTAACAAATGCCTGCAATCTTTCTTGCAGTTATTGTTACGAGCAACACAATAAAGACTTCGGCAGATTTACAAACGAAAGTCTTTTATCTGCATATCGATTTCTAGTAGAAGCCAACAATCGCCAAAAGAAAGTTTTTAACTTTTTTGGTGGAGAGCCACTCATTCACAAAGACATTATCTTAGACTTTGTTCGTAAAAACGAAAAAGAATTACAAGAAAATGCTCGTGGTGATTTCAATACCGTAGTTGGTATTGTTACTAATGGTCTGCTATTAACAAAACCTTTAATTGATGAATTTTTATCATATGACTTTACATACATTTTAATCTCTTTAGATACAGATCGTAGTGAAGTTGATCATCGTGAAATTGGTCAAGATAAAATTGATCAATTAATGGAGCATATTAAATATATGCCAGATGGACCAAAGCAAGAAAAACGAGTAACTATTCGTTGTACTCTCGCCAGAGAAAATGCACCATTCTTTACAGAGTTTGCAGATAATCTTTATGAAAGAGGTATCCGCAGAATGGTTGTGCATCCACTAGTGTTAGATTCTAGTAAAGGATTTATCCGTTGGAAAGATGAAGAATGGAATAAACTTCATAAAGACATTCTTGCAGTTCTTGACAAATATACTGATATGCAGATTCACTTCTCCGAGGGTGTTGGTCAAAAAGGTGAAGAGAATTGTATGATCGGCTCAGACATGATTGCTATTGATGCGTCTGGAGACTTCTCTGGTTGTTACTTCTTTACAAATCAAAAAGCCAATACAACATCAGACACTATTCTTGGAAATCTATTTCACAGAAACATCTATATCGATAGATATAAAACATTTCAAAAAGCATATGCTGAGATGTTTGAGATGGAAGAACAGTGTCAGAAGTGCGATTATAAAAATGCTTGTTATCAGTGCCCAGCTGGTAATTTAGATACTGGAACTCGTATGTTCCGACCAGATGACATGTGCCAGAAGATTGTAAAATTATACATCGACTTGCAAGAAGATATCTCAAAGAAACAGTTTAAAAAGAAGTATGAATCTATCTGCTCTGCATTAAACACAGAGGGAGAAAACATCACCTTTGTGAAGGGATTAAGTTATCTAATGTTTTACTTTCATTTCAACTATCATCCTAAGTTAGAGATAGTACACGATGGAGTATATGAGATAGATGACTACAGGAAGATGTTATCGTTATGGATGAATATCATAAACGGCAACAACACTGTTGATTTTACTGCTAATGAGTTTACAAGTCAAATAAAAGATGCATTAACAGACGAAACTGTTGAGATAGATGATTTCTATTATTTTATCGTTCAGCGAGGTAAACTAGCTCCAATTGATAGAAAAGCCAAAGGCGAAACATCTTATCAAAGAGCATTCTTTTTATCATTATTGCATATGATTATTTTACAATCTATGCATAAAACATTTGAGGGAACTTTTAGTGAAAGACTTGTCCATGATGCCAGTGAACTTGGTAAGCACAAATCCGCTTGATAAGATAAAACTAATTGTAATATATCTCGGTAACACTTGTAATTTTGATTGTGTTTATTGCGATAGGGGTTACATTGACAGTCTTGGTGGGCAGAATTTAAATAAACCAACACTGCTTGAAATGAAAGAGTTTTTCGAATGGGCAGAAACTCTACCAAACCAAATACAAAGAATATCATTTCATGGCGGAGAGCCACTTCTTTTTATTAAAAGAATGGAAGAAGTTATGGAGTGGCTATACCCAATTGCAAAAAGAAACAATTGGAAAGTTACACTCACCACTAATGGTTCTTTAGTTAAAGAATGCCAGTGGTTTTTTGAAAAATATAAAGATGTTTTATATGCAACAATTAGTTACGATTTTATGTATCAAAAACAAAATCGTGAAGAGTTTGATGTATATGAAATGGCAGAGGTTTTAAATAAAACATGTGGTCAATGGCAGTGGCAATTTGTGTTGCCCATTGATGATCCTAAATCGTTTTCATTTGAAAATATTAAAGAGATTGTAAATACTTGTTATCGAACCAACTGCAGAGTTATAAACATAATTCCGCTTCGCCACAAACGAGGTAAAGATAAGTTTGATGTAATTATAGATCGAGTTAATCTTCCGCAGTTCTTGGAAGCGTTTTTACAGTTTATACAAATACTATATGTAAAGAAACTAACAGTGTTTATTGATGGGTGTTATGTAGATGTTGATAAAGCATATTTTGCAGAACACAATAAATTAATCTTATCACCTGATGGATTCATCTATCCTGAATTTGATTTCTTAGAATACAAAACTATAAATGCAAGAATCGGTGATTGGAAACAAAAACAGATTTGGCGAAATCAGGGAGACGCTGGCAGGATTCATGATTCTTGTATGTCTTGCGAAAAACGACCGAGTTGTGGATTGAAGTATTTGTATCATCTGTTTGATGTGAACCCACAAGGGAGTTGTAGAGAGTTTTATACATATATGGATTATGTTATTATGCACAACGCTAAACTAAATCAAAAGAAAAGCGTATTGGAGTGGATTGGTATAAAAGAGGATTTTGAGATAAATCAATGATTAATACAGAATTGTGTTATAAAAAACTGGGTGCATCTACTCACATAGTACATCAATTTGAAAATAATAAAGAACATTTTGAATATGGCGATTATTATGGATTTTCTGTTTGTCAACTACCACTGGAAGTAATATTACAGGAACCGATATTACAAGATATAAATCATTCTCATAAAATTAAGAATGGTGGTATTATAAAGTTACAACCAAATAGATGTTATAAGTGGCATCAAGACGCTGTTCGTGGTGTATGCATTAATATGTTATTAGAACATCAAGATAGTTTTGTATTGTTTGGAAATAGTGTTTCTGACTCTGAAGATCAGTTTGATATAGCTCTTTTAGATTATAACATTGGTGAATTATATTTGTTTAATAATCAATGTATGCATACAGTTATAAATTTTAATGAACCAAGATATATGTTTACTCTAGAGTTTGAAGAAGATAAAAGTAGTTTAACCTACGAGAATTTTTATGAATAGAGACGACTTTGACAACTATGAAAACTTATCCGAATATTGGATGAGGGAAGACGCACTTCGTTCGTTGGATTATGATTTATACTTTAGTCTTGGAACAAGATACTATTGCGACGCTGGCTGTAAAGTTTGCTACATTAGAGAAAATTTAAATGAAACAAAACATTTGGATAACTTTCCAGATGATTTAGAAACTCTACATAAAACATGGTTTAACTTCTTTGAATACTTTGGAGTAGTTAGAACCAATGATGACTTGTATTATCTAAAGTATCACTATCCAAAACAATACGAATGGTATAAGAAATACGGTAAACACTTTGAGTTGGGTATTACTGACAACGCTATCTTTAGAACTCTGCAATTAGATGACATTCAATTGCAAAGCATAGGGGATATTTCTGTAAGCACAGATTTTGTTTCTCAGTTGGGTGTTGAAAAAGTTTTATCTGGCATTAAAGAACTATACGATCGTCATGGTGTTAAGAAGATTAAGTATATTGACTGTGGGCATCCAGAACTATTTAAAGAGATTATTGAATGGGCAAACAAATTAGAATTACATAACTGCGTACACCACGACTTTAGAACTAATCATCGTGAAGTTTTAAATCACGCATGGGCTGAATATCAAAACACTTGGGTCACTAACGACTCCGAAGGTTTAATGCAAGTCTATAGAGAGTCCGTGCATTTATACTATGATAGATTTTATTACTCTTCCGATGATGCCAGCGATTTAACTAAAGAACATTTTTACTCATTTGAAGATACCATAAATATAAAACAGTTTCTGTTTAATCTTATCGAAGGTAAACAGAAACGATATTGGGATCTTAGAAATAGACCTATTGAAAAGAAGTTTAGGGACTATTACAAAAAGACTCAAGAGTTTGCAGTAAACCAAAATTTTAATTTTATTCCAAGAGTTATGTTTCCTCTTTCTTGCAAATTTTTCTACGAGATGGAAAAACAAGGGTGGCAACAAACCAAGTATGGTTTATATTTACCAGATGGTGATAAAATAATTTCAATCATTGAACCGAGAGTATATCATGAGTTACGCTAAATTTAAACTTAAAGAGTCAGGTAAGATTTTCTATTATAGAAATCTTGATAATAGTCTACATAATTCTGTAGGTGAGATGCTGTCTCTGCCACCAAAAGAGGGTATAGAATTTTTTGAGAAAGCCAATTCTCAAAACAACTTCGGTGTAACTCACAAAACAAATAAACCCACAGCACTTCGTATTTTACTTGGACATGCTTGTAATTACTCTTGTGGGTATTGCATGCAAAAAGACATTGGTAATCCAGATGAACGACCAGAAAATTTCTGGCTCGAACCATTTATTGAATCTATTGATAAACATTTAGATTTAGAACAACTCGAGCGAATTGAATTGTGGGGTGGTGAACCATTCCTTTATTGGAATGATATGATGCCGATTATGAAAAGATTGGATCATCCAAAAAGACATTTTTACATATCAACAAATGGCTCCGCATTAAGACAAAAACATGTAGACTTTTTTAAAACTCTACAAGCATCTGTTATGATGGGTATTTCACATGATGGTCCAGGACAAGAATCCCTTCGTGGTGAAGATATCTTTATCAAAGAGTCTGTATGCAATACAGTTCGACAACTTGGTGAAATGTATCCAAGAGTTCAGTTTAGTTTTAATCCAGTAGTATCGGCAACTAACTTTGATCTTTTTGAAATTAATGATTACTTTAAACGAGTTGCAGATCGTCTAGGATTACAGCATGCTAGGATCTCTTTCGTTCCAGCCAGAATTTATGATGATTCGGATTCAGTAAATTCAGCAGACCATGTAATTAAAGGCGATCTGTTGCCAAAGTTTAAAGAGATGTGCAACTCTTATATTAAAGAAGCCATCCGCCAGAAAAAAGAAGGTGGCGATAGAATTCTTAATTCAAATATTGTAGATAACGATGTCGGTGTTTTAAAGTATGCATCTTTAACTCGTCATCAAATTCCTATTACTATGACCTCCTCTTGTGGAGCAGATTCCGCTGATATTCTTTCTATGGACATTCGTGGTAATGTTAGACTGTGTCCACATACTTCTGAGAAGTTTACTGGTGGACATATTAATAATCTAAAAGGTGTAAAGATTATTGGTATGGCTTTAGAAAGAAAGGACACCCATTGTTATACATGCCCTGTTCGTAGATTATGTAAATCTAGTTGTCCGATCGACTTTCCAACTGAGGTTTTCTTACACAACTGTCGTGTTGAGAAAATATGGTTTTCTGCAATTCAACAAAATTCATTCGCTTTACTCTTCGGAGAAGAAGTAGAATTATTAGAAACTGGTTTAGATGAGAATAGATTTAAAGAAGATACAAGAACATCGATCGCTGCTTGAAAATCATTCGTTGCTTGTAACAAATACTATACAGTCGGTTGAAGATCTTAGGATCTTTATGAAGTATCATGTATTTGCAGTTTGGGATTTTATGAGTCTTTTAAAGACTATGCAACATAATGTAGTTCCATCTAGTAATTTTTGGTTGCCAACAGAAGGAACTCGTTCAGATATAGCCAGAATGATTAATGAGATCGTTTTGTGTGAAGAGTCCGATATTAGTCCAGATGGTAAAAGTTCCATAAGTCACTTTGATCTTTATCTACAGGCTATGTTAGAGATAGGGGCAGATACTACTCCTATTAGAAACTACTTAGAATCCGTGAATAAATTTAAGACTCATACTGAGTGTTCCTTTGCTCCAGAAATATCCATGGATTTTGTTAGTTCTACATTTGATGCTATAAATCGTGGACCACACTGTGCAGCTGCATCTTTTTGTTACGGTAGAGAGACAGTAATTCCCTCTATGTTTAAACGAATTTTAAGGCAAATAAATATATCAAATACAGACGCTCCAAAGTTTCACTATTATCTAGAAAGACACATTCAGGTAGATGGTGAAGACCATGGACCAATGGCAGAAAAGTTGGTTAATTACTTTTGTAAAGATGACCCCTTTTTAATACATGAAGCAGAACAAACAGCGATTGAAGCGATTCAGGCTCGAATCCGTCTTTTTGATGGGGTCGAGTGTATCCTTTTGTCCTAAATAATAAATATATTGCAAAACATAGGAATAACCATAAATGGCTGCGATTACAACTAGAGAGACAGGAACCACTGGTGTAGGTGGAGTTACCAGAAAAAACCTGCCTTTAACAAATGGTGAGATTGACACTAATTTTATCAATCTAAACACTGATAAACTAGAAGCGTCTTTCACAGGAAATTCTAATCTGGTCACTGTTGGTACATTAACGACAGGAACTTGGAATGCTACTACAATTGCCACTAATAAGGGTGGTACTGGTTTAACTTCCTTTACTTCTGGTGGTGCTGTTTATGCGACTAGTAGTTCTGCTCTTACAACAGGAACTTTGCCTATCGCATCTGGTGGCACTGGAATCACAAGCACTCCAACTAGTGGAACTCTTTTAATTGGAACTTCTGCTGGTGGATATTCTTCTGCTACCTTAACTGGAACTACAAACCGCATTACAGTAACCAATTCTTCAGGTGGTATTACTCTATCTGGTCCACAAGATTTAGCAACAACTTCTAATCCACAGTTTGGATCATTGGGTATTGGTACTGCTGCATCTGGAACTGCAGGTGAAATTCGTGCCACAAATCAGATTACATCTTATTACTCTGATGAAAGATTAAAAGAGAGCATCGAGTTAATTCCGAATGCTCTGGATAAGGTAATGTCACTCCGTGGTGTTACCTATCAACCAAACTCAATCGCAGAGGCATTGGGTTACAAGAAACAAAATGAGGTTGGAGTGCTTGCTCAGGATGTAGAAAAAGTTCTACCAGAAGCAGTGAAACCAGCACCATTTGATATTATGTTATTTGAAAATACAGAAATATCAAGATCTGGGCAAAACTATAAAACTGTTCAATACGAAAAATTAGTACCATTGCTAATCGAAGCAATCAAGGAACTAAATAAAGAAGTCCAGCAGCTGAAGGGGAAATAACCAGCTGCAAGTTCAGATTAATCTGAACTATAAAATTAAAAGGGATTAGACATCATGCATAAAAAGGGGATTAACTGATGCCAACAACAGTTCTTAAAGAATTTGTAATTGAACTTCCATCAGGAACTACTGCTCAAAGACCAGCATCACCAACAGCTGGACATTTTCGTTATAATAGTTCTAAGAAGGGAATAGAATTTTATGATGGAACACAATGGGTCGTTGTTGGTGAGTTTCTCGCCAGTGGTGGAACTGTTACTGATGCGGGAGGTTATAGAACCCACACATTTACATCTTCTTCATCTTTTGTAGTTACTAGTGGAAGCATAGCTGGTGAGTTTTTAGTTGTTGCTGGTGGTGGTGGTGGTGGTTCAGGTGGTAATGGTCCATCGTGGTGTGATGGTGGCGGTGGTGGTGGTGCAGGTGGATTAGTTTACTCATCTTCAACTACTATCACTACAGGAACTCATGCAGTTACAGTCGGTGCTGGTGGTTCTGGTGGTTCTGGTTCTGGTGGTGGACAAAATAGAGGTGCCAATGGTGGTAATTCTTCCATTGGTGCTCTTGTTACAACTGCAATTGGTGGAGGTGGTGGGGCATTCGGTAGTCGTGTAACTGATGGTTTAGGATTTGGTTTGTCTGGTGGTTCTGGTGGTGGTTGTACTAATTATCCTAACAACGGCAGCAATGTTCCTGGAAGTGGAACTGCTGGACAAGGTAATGCTGGTGGCTCAAGTTCAGGTGACTCGCAATCAGCAACTGGTGGTGGTGGTGCTGGTGCTGCTGGTACAGCTATGCCAGGTGGTACTGGTAATGGTGGCGGAGGAACTTCAGGTGGTGTTGGATTAGCATATTCGATCTCTGGGTCATCTGTCTATTATGCAGGTGGCGGTGGTGGCGGTTCTGCGGCAAATATTTGTTCTGGTGTATCTTCTTCATATACTGGGAATTCTGGTGGTAATGGCGGTGGTGGCACTGGTGGGTCTGGTACTGCTAATTCTAATATAACTGCTGGTACTACAAACAGAGGTGGTGGCGGTGGCGGTGCTAATGGCTCAAATGGTCAGAGTACAAACTTTGGCGGAGCCAATGGTGGTTCTGGAATTGTTATTGTTAAATATGTATATGCAGCATAAGGGGAATTCAATATGCCTTCTACAATCTTAGGCGAACACTCAGTACTATTACCTATAGGAACTACTGCTCAAAGACCAGCATCACCAACAGAAGGAAGTTTCCGTTTTAATAGTTCTAAAAATGCAATAGAATTTTATGATGGAACCCAATGGGTCGTTGTTGGCGAGTTTCTCGCCAGTGGTGGAACCATTACTGATTCAGGAGGTTATAGGCTTCACACATTTACTTCCAGTTCATCTTTTGTAGTTACTAGTGGAAGCCTAGCTGGTGACATATTATGTGTTGCTGGCGGTGGTGGCGGTGGTTCAGGTGGTAATGGTCCATCGTGGTGTGATGGTGCTGGCGGTGGTGGCGCAGGTGGATTAGTCTATGCCACTGGAGTAACTCTTACCACAGGAACTCATGCAGTTACAGTAGGTGCTGGTGGTGCAGGTGGATCTGGTGCATCTGGTGGGCAAAATAGAGGTGCCAATGGTGGTAACTCTTCAATCGGTGGTCTTGTATCAACTGCAATTGGTGGAGGTGGCGGTGGCTTTGGTAGCCGTTACAGTGATGGGTTAAATTCTGGTTCAAGTGGTGGCTCTGGTGGCGGTTGTGGTGGTAATGATGGTCGTGGAAGCAATGCTCCTGGAAGTGGAACTGCTGGACAAGGTAATGCTGGTGGGGCAAGTGGTTCATCCCAATCAGCAACTGGTGGCGGAGGAGCAGGTGCTGCGGGTACAGCTATGAGTGGTTCTGGTAATGGTAATGGAGGCACTTCAGGTGGAGTAGGATTATCATACTCAATTTCTGGATCATCTGTCTATTATGCAGGTGGCGGTGGTGGTGGATCAGCCTCTGGATATGGTCCTTGTGGTGGTGTATCTGGGTCATATACTGGTAACACTGGTGGTAATGGTGGCGGAGGAACTGGTGGATCAGGTACTGCCAATTCAAATATAACTGCAGGAACTACTAATCGTGGCGGTGGTGGTGGTGGAGCCTGTGGTTCTAATGATCAACCTAACAACTTTGGTGGAGCCAATGGTGGCTCTGGAATTGTTATGGTTAAATATCTATATACAGCATAAGGAAAATTAAATGGCACATTTTGCAAAAGTAGTTAATGGAATAGTAACACAAGTTATTGTTGCCGAACCAGAAATGTTTGATACATTCATAGACACAAGTCCTGGAGAATGGATTCAGACTAGTTACAATACAATGGGTGGTATACACTATAATTCAGAGACTGGAGAACCATCTGAAGATCAATCAAAGGCATTAAGAAAGAATTTTGCTGGCATTGGTTATACATATAATGCACAATTAGATGCATTTATTCCACCAAAACTTTACAATTCTTGGATTCTAGATAATACTACTGGTACTTGGAAAGCACCAGTGGATCGTCCTACTGATGGTAATGTTTATATTTGGAATGAGGCTGAACAATCATGGGAACAGATGACGGAACTTGATGAACATGGACAACCCTTATAATATATTTTGCGATAAGAAAGAGCAAGAGTTTAGGAGAAATATTTGCAATTCGTGTGAAAAACGAGATAAAAATAGATGTTCTATGTGTGGGTGTTTTTTACTGGGTATTTCAAAATGGAAAGCATATAAATGCCCATTGAACAAATTTATAATAGAGGATAATAATGGTATTAAATGAACAGCAACAGAAATCAGCAGAATTTGTTTTTGGTTTTGCAGACGCTATTAAGCGTTTAAGACCAACTGCTAAATTTGAATTATATAATACTGATATCACAAAATGGGAAGATGAGGATCCAACTCCTCCTCCATCTTTGGATATAATTATGAAGCAATATGAGGCTGATAGAAAACTATATGAGTCTCTTGAATATGCTCGATTTAGAAAAAAAGAATATCCAAATCCAGAAGAACAGTTAGACTTTCTCTGGCATGCAGTAAATTCTGGACAGGTAATTGATCAAAACTCTGATTGGTTTAATACTATTAAAGAAGTTAAAAATAGATATCCAAAACCTTAAGTAAACCCTCTTCGGAGGGTTTTTTGTTGCAGTCTCTGATCTTATAAATAAGATGTATAGAATTTATCGGATTCCAGAATGGCAACTATTAGCAATCTTTATGTGGACGCTGGGGCAACTTACAGTAATATAATCACTGTAACTGCAGCCAATGGTCAGGCTCTCAATCTGACTGGGTACACTGTCGCTTCTCAAATAAGAAAATCCTACCAGTCTAGTACTGCATATGCATTTACTGCAACCGTATACGACGCTGCGACTGGTAAAATCCGACTTCAGCTAACTGATACTCAATCACAGGCTATTCCAGCAGGTAGATGGTTATATGATGTAGAAATTACATCATCGGGTGGTACTAAGACTCGTGTAGTCGAAGGTATCGTAAC